CGCTTCCGCATCGGACAGCCGCTTGAATTTCAGACCCGCATCGAAATCCTCGATGTGGTTCTGTTGCATGAACTGCGCGACTTCGCCCAACTGCACATCATCGACACCATGTTCCTGCTTGATCTTGATCATCGCCTCGGCGGCGACGCGTGCATCCTTTTCGGCCTGCAACTCCGCGCGCAATGATTCAAGCGCTGTGGCGTGCTCCGCCTTGGCGGCTTCGATCTGGTTGCCCAATTCCACTTCCGGGATGTAGGTTTCGGGATGGGCGTCCGCCAGCTTTTTCACGATCTGGCGATACAGGCCCTTGTCCTTCGACACTTCATCGAAAAGCTGGATTTTCTGTTCGTTGCTAAGGTCTGCCATGGGATCATCCATCCATCAAAAAGAAACGGAGCCGAGAAAACGCGGACGTGAAGGCGGCGGCGCAACGGGTTGTGCAACGGGAGTCGGGGCAGGGGTTGGCGCAGCCGCCTTGGTTGAAGGCAGGCTTGCGCCCCTTGCAACAAGGTCCGTGGTGCCGCGCGAGAATCCCACGTTGCCCGTGTAGGTGCCTTGCGACATGCCTTGGGCATTCGGGCGACCTTGCGGCGCGGTTCCTGCGGGATGTTGCGGCGTTGCCATTACGGCTTGCCCCTGCGACCGACATGGACGATGCGCCCGTACGGCGCCCGCTTCACGATCTTGTTGACGGCTTCGGCGCCGCCGAATTCAGGGAAACGCGGACCGTTGATTAGGTTGCCGTACCGCTTCTCGTTCGTGTCCGGTGGACGCAAGCCATTGGTTTGGGGGGTGAGGTTGTTGGGGCGCTCTGCCATGTTCTGATCCTCATGAATTCAACTGTGCGGCGCCGGTGCTGGCCGCCTCGGATTGCAACATGCCGGCTTCGGACGGCGCCAACTGCTTGGCGGCGCCCGCGCCTGCGAATTCTTTGGCCAGTTTCCGCGTCACATCCATGACCGCCTTGTGTTCGCGCGAGCCCGGCTCGAAGTCCGAAAGGGTTGCGTTCAACATGGACAAGGCAATGGAAACCTTGGTCTTGGCCAGCGTGATCTTGCCTGCCGGTGTTTCCTGCCCCGTGGCCGGGGCGGGGGCAGCAGCGTCCGCAGGATTGCCTCCAGACGGATCGCCGCCCGCTGCCCCGGCCTGACCTTGACCGGGGAGCGGGGCGGACAACGTACCGAGATCAGGGGTCGCCATGGTTCAGCGACGCGCCTTGCGGGACTTGCGCGCCTTGCGCAAGTTCTTGCGCGCGGCGGTTTTCTGTTTGGCGGTAGCCATGATGCACTCCTACGGACGGTAGCCGCCGCGCGACGTGGGCCGCGTGTTGTTGCGGCCTGCCGGTTGGCGGTGGATGGGTTGTGCCGGACGCGCGGGCGATGCCTTGCTTTTCCGGGCCATCGGTTCACGCGGTTCGCGAACGGGCGTACGCATGATCTTCGCCTTACGCGCGCTTGGACGAGCGCTTGTGGCTGCGCTTCGTCGAATGCTTCGCGGAACGCTTGGTGCTCTTGCTGTGCTTGCGTGCCATGTCTTTTCTCCACTGGAAGGTAAGACGGAATCTCTTGGTCCAACCGCCTTGCCCCGATTGAGGCCGCGTGTTGCCGGATCGCTCCGGTAAAGACCGCACGGTTCCGCGCGGAACGTGCGCGGCGGTCGATTGCGTTGCACGGGGGATTTATAACACCAATGAACGAACAGGTGTCAAGTTTTATTTACGTGCGCCGCGTTTTGATTTACGGCGCTGTGCATAGGCGATGGCAACGGCCTGTTTGTTCGCCGCGCGCTTGCCCGATTTCCTTGCCGTGCGCGCATAGGTTTTTCCGGTATGCAACTCACGGATGTTCCGGGAAAGCGTCTTGCGTGAGGTTCCGCGTGCGAGAGGCATCAGTGTTTGCTCCTTCCGCCGAAAATCTTGCCGAGCAGGCTTCCCCGTTCGGCTTCGGGCACCGAAGCAATCGCCTGCTGCATCTGCTGTGCCTGTTGCGCCTCGCGTTTTTTCAACCGCTGCTTCAAGGCTTGCGCCATAGGCGGATCGGCAAGATCAAGGAAATCTTCCTTGTCGATGACGCCGAGTTCCATCAACTGTTCGGCTTGTTGCTGGGCCTGCCCCGCAAACAAGGGTGATGCCGAATGCGAGGCGACTTCGACGTTGGCATCCCCCGGCAACATCGCCAGCGTGAATTTCATGCCATCCTCGGTCACGAGCATCGTATCGTCGTATAGACGTGCCAACCCCAGCAACAGGGATGCGCCTTCGGCGACCGCACGTTCGACATTCATCATGCGCCGGGTCAAACGGCCCGCGCCCGCACTCATGACGGCGCGCGCATGTTCACCGCCGCGTTCGCCGCCGGTCGATGCGCCCTGCAAAGCAGCGGTCAAGCCCAGTGTCTCGTTGAACATCTGATCGATTTCGCCAATTTCGGTGAATGAAAGCTCATTGATGTTTGGGGTGAGCAAATCGACCTTGGCGCTCGGGGTTTGGGAATTGGCGAGCAAACCGCCGCGACGCATGACCGCCGCCGCCTTTTCATCCGACACGCCGCCCATGAAGCCTGAAAAGACCATCGGCGGGTTGGCTTGGCGCGCGAACAGGCGATCCAATTGATTCATGCGCTTTTCGCGCCACGCCTGCAAGGGAATTAATTGCGCGACCGTCGAATACCCCCAGAAATAATCATCGATCGGATCGACCGTCATCTGCACGAAAGGATGATGATGCGGAAGGAAGTCGTTTTTCCGGTCCGAAAGGATCAAATCGTGTTCCACCGTCTGGAAGATGCGGTAATCACGGGTGCGATCATCCATCGCCCAGATTTCCTCGATTTCAAGCGTGGGCGTGTCGGAAGCCGCGTCATACACCGCCGACGTAGAGCCCCAATCCGCCACGCCGCCCGCCACGGTTCCCGGTGCGCTCCCATTCCAGACAATCGGGTTCTGCGCACCAATCGCGAGCGTGCCTTGTGCCATGTGCGCAGCGGGTTTGCCCTCGCCCCACCGGCGTATCCAGCGCTCGGCTTCCATTTCCGGCATGCCTGCACCGATCAACCAACCGCGTACGGTGTCCACGTCCAGACGGAAGGTGTGCAAAAGGGCCTGCTGGCCCTCAAGCCCAGGCAAATCATCCCGCCACACGCCGAAATTGCCCGCACCCACGGCATCACAACGCGGACGCTTGGCGCCCCATCCGAATTTCTGGACTTCGCATCCATACACCAGCGACCACAGGGCGCCGTGGGCATAGTGCTGATCCGCTCCGGACTCGCCCCAGAGCGAACGCAAGCGGTCCGAAACCGCTTCGTACATGCCCAATTGGCCTTCATCCGCCAAAGGACCTGCGTTTAGTCCAAAACGCACCGAACGCGGCGAGTAGAGATAGGACGAAAGGGTATTGAGTTGGGGGCCGATCTTGTTGTAACGCGCGCCCCACTCGAACCCGCCATGCAGATACCACGTCCGCCACGATCCATAGTGGCCACGGCGCTGATCGAGCGAACGCCGCAACTGCTGTCGCGTTCGATCCAGCCACGCGGCGCGCTCGTCGATGGCGAGAGGGATACGCATCAGGCCGGCCCGTCGTACTTTCCGACGACGGCCGTAATGGGACGCGGCATGCCGAAGGGCAATTGACCACCCACGCCACGGCCGCCTGCCGGTAGGAGTTCCTTGGCATCCGACCAGTGGGCCGCGAACGGGCCGGAAGGGGCTTCGGCCTTGCGCTTGGGTTCACGCTTGAGGCTGGTGGTTGATATTTTTTGGTTCTGCAATTCGGTTTCGAGCAATTTGTCGGCGGCGGCATGCGCGGCACGGCTCGCCTGTCCGATCACGGCAGGTGCATACACGATCCGGAAGGCGTCCGAGCCGCATTCGGGACAGGGATGCGAGCTTGCGACTTCCCCGAAAAAAATAACGCCTTCGTCGTGGCATTGGAAACAGCCGAATTCCATGATGCGCGTGGCCGCTTCGCCGCACGCCCGGCAATGGCTTTGGGTCAGATGATCTTCCCATTCGCATTCCTCGGCAGGAAGGCCGCGCTTGAGACACGCGTTGCAACGCCAGCGCTTCACGACTTGGCGCCGCCATCGAATTTCGAGTCCAGCTTGCCAATCGCCATCTTGAGGTCAGCAATGCCGGAGGACACTTCAGCATGAAGGACCGTCTGGATCGCGACGTGCTTGCGATGGGCGCGCACTTCGGCAACGGCGAACAGGATCAGGATGGCCAACAAGACAACGATCACAATGCCCATGCGGGAACTCCTACCGGCGACGGGAACGGGACGATGAGCCGCGCAACTTGGCGCGGGCTTTGCCACGCACTTTGCGGGCTTCGGATGCGGTGATGTTGCCTGCGCGCAAGGCACGGGTCGCGCCCGACA